TCACGGCTGAACCTCCGATGGAGAGGATGAAGGTCCCTGATGACCAGCCTTCCTTGTCGTCAAGATGCTGATGAAGAGCCCAAGGAGGATGATGCCTATCGTCGCCTCCAAGCCGCAGAGTCCACGAGCTAGGTCACTCAACGGGACGACGTCCCCGTAACCGAGCGTCGTGATCGTGACTACGCTCAGATACAGGAGGCGTCCGAAGGAATTCGGAACTCGGGAAGGAAAGCCGGCCCTACCTGCGGTATACCCGCGAAGCCTTTCCAGGTCACCCTCGGACACATAGATTCGCATGAAGACGGGCAATATCGATACCTGAGTTGGACTCGCGCCTACGTCGCCCGCAGATTTGGGAATGAATAGTGTAACCAAGGGGTCGGGAAGTTGGGGGAATATCATCAGTGCCTGCGACCCATCCGGGCGTTGCTCTTTGACGGCCACTGGCGGCAACTTCATGACAGTGTGGGTGTAAAGTTCACAGTGCCAATCAGGTGGACCCGCCATAAACGTCATTCCGACGTGAATCACCAGATGGTCCTCTTCCGCATCGATCTTCCCGACGCGGATAGAATCAGCAACGATTGAGGTGCCCTCAATTTGCAGGGGTCGCCCTTGTGCCGCGTCTCGGAGGGCCGAAGTAAGGCTGACACGCAAATTCTGCTCCTCCGCATACATAGCACCCTCGTAGCGAGCATAAGGGTGATAGAACTGATCACGAATAAGCCAGAAGCACAACGCAAAGATGAAGACCACCGCAAGGTAGCACAACAGGTAGAACTTAGGGCTACGACTGCCGAGGGTGCCGACAAAGCGAGCGCCAACCGCCATGTTCTGCTCCTTTCGTCTACGAGACGTTCAATGCAGCCATCGTACCACCAGGCCCGCTGGGGTCATATCTTGATCGGATACCAACACAATCCCTCAGTCCCAACAACCATCTCGACCGCGAACCCGGTAGTTAACAGATGAGGGGATCGACAACGCGTCGGTCCCGATCCATCCAAGCTGCCAGGCATCGCGCCGGTCGCCAAGCGAAGGTCGTTGCGGGCATCGCCTCTCACGGAGAGCGCCGATGACCTTTGTCAACGATCCGACCGACCCCGCCAACATGACCCCCGAGGAGCGAGTCGCTGCGGTTGCCGCCATCCTCGCCGAGGGCGTGCTGCGTCTGCGGCGCGGGGCCGCTGTTCCGGCGGTTCCGGGCGATGTTCCCCTCGTCAGGAATCCTCTGGAATCTGGGCAGAATGGCCTTGATGACTGCGCCGGAACAAGCCCTCATGGACACCGTGGTTAACGCCTCAAGAGAGGCAGAGAACAGGAGTTACACGATGGTCCAGAACGTGAAAATCGAGGTCGCGGCGCTGCGGCGGATGTCGCCTGCCGAACTCCGCGAGAAGTATCTGGCGGTCTTCGGCGAGCCCACCCGCACGGGCAACAAGGACTTCCTCTGCAAGCGGATCGCCTGGCGGTTGCAGTCGATGGCCGAGGGCAGCCTGTCCGACCGGGCGCGGCAACGGGCGGCGGAACTGGCCCGCGACGCCGACATCCGCATGACCATGCCCCGCACGCCAACGGCCACGGCGGGGGCAACCCAACGCGTCCAGCCGGCACCCGCCGCCAACGGCGAGCGTGTGCCGATCCCCGGAACGGTGCTGGCCCGCCAGTACCGGGGCCGATTGATCGAGGTGACGGTGCTGCCCAAGGGGTTTGAATGGGAAGGCCGGGTCTTCCGGTCGCTCAGCGCCGTGGCCCAGGCGGTGACCGGGGCGCATTGGAACGGGCATCTCTTCTTCGGCCTCAAGAACGGAGACAAGCAATGAGTAAGGCGAACGGAAAAGCATCGAGCGAGAAGCGGATCGTCCGCTGCGCCGTCTACACCCGCAAGTCCACCGAGGAAGGCCTCCAGCAGGAGTTCAACACGCTGGACGCCCAACGGGAAAGCGGCGAGGCGTACATCGCCGCGCAGAAGCACGAGGGGTGGGTCTGCCTGCCCGACCGCTACGATGACGGCGGGTTCACCGGCGGCAACCTGGATCGGCCTGCGGTCCAACGCCTCATGAAGGACATCAAGGCGGGCAAGGTCGATTGCGTGGTGGTCTACAAGGTGGACCGCCTCAGCCGCTCGCTCCTGGACTTCGCCCGGATCATGGAGGCGTTCGACAAGAACAAGATCGCCTTCGTCTCGGTGACCCAGCAGTTCAACACCAGCACGTCGATGGGGCGGTTGATGCTCAACGTGCTGTTATCGTTCGCCCAGTTCGAGCGGGAGATCATCTCCGAGCGCACGCGGGACAAGATCGCGGCGGCGCGGCGGAAGGGGAAGTTCGCCGGCGGCAAACCCGTCCTGGGCTACAACCTATTGAGCAATCCCACCGGCCCCAAACTGCTGGTCAACGACGACGAGGCGGCGCAGGTGCGGGCGATCTTCGAGTTGTACCTGAAGTACGAGGCGCTGATCCCGACCGTCATGGAACTGGACCGGCGCGGATGGACGACCAAGGTCTGGCAGACGAAGGAAGGTCGGCGCGTGGGCGGTCGCCCCTTCGATAAGAACATGCTGTACCACCTGCTGACCAACGTGGTCTACCTCGGCAAGGTGCAGTATCGGGACGAGGTCCACCCCGGCGAACACGCCGCCATCGTGGACGAGCAGATTTGGCAGCGCGTCCAGGCGATGCTCCAGCGGAACCGGCGGACGGGCGGGGCGCTGGTGCGGAACAAGCACGGCGCGCTACTCAAGGGCCTGCTCCGATGCGCCCCCTGCAAATGCTCGATGGGCCACGCCTACACGGCCCAGGGCACGAAGCGCTACCGCTACTATGTTTGCCTCAAGGCCCAGAAACGTGGATGGCACAACTGCCCGACCAAGTCGGTGCCTGCTGGCGAGATCGAGCGGTTCGTCGTCGAGCAGATCAAGGGCATCGGCAAAGACCCCACCGTCCTGGCCGAGACGCTACGCCAGGCGCGGGGCCAAGGCCAACGCTCCCTGGCCGAGTTGGAGGCCGAAGAGCGGGGCCTCGGGCGGGAACTGGACCGCCACAACGCGGAACTGCGGAAACTGGCGTCGGCGGTGAAGAACGGCGAGAAGGCCGGCGAACTGGCCAACCTGCAAGATCGCATCCGAGCGGCCGAGCAACGGGCGACGGAGGTCCGGGACCAGGTCGTAGCGCTCAGCCGCGAGATGGTGGACGAACGGGAGGTCGAGGCGGCGCTGTCGGTCTTCGACCCGGCGTGGGACACGCTCAGCCCGCGCGAGCAGGCGCGGATCATCCACCTGCTGGTCGAGCGGGTGGACTACGACGGCAAGCACGGAACGGTCTCGGTGACCTTCCGGCCCAATGGCATCAAGACCCTGGCCCAGCAACTCGATGAGGTCGCGGCATGACGACGCCACAATCCAGTCTGACGTTCCAATGCAAGGTTCACTTCACCCAGGCCCGGCGCGGGCGGAAACAGATGGCCGTGGGCGAAGCCCCCGCGCCGGCCCCGGTTCCGCTGGGACGCGTGCCCCGGATCGCCCGTCTCATGGCGCTGGCCATCCGCTTTGAGGGGCTGGTGTTGCAGGGCGAGGTGCGCGACTACGCCGACCTGGCGCGGCTGGGCCACGTTACGCGGGCGCGGGTGACGCAGATCATGAACTTCCTGAACCTCGCCCCCGACATCCAGGAAGAACTGTTGTTCCTGCCGCCGATCGAAGCGGGCCGGGACGTGATCAAGGAATGGCAACTTCGCCCCATCGCCGCCCAACCCGAATGGGCGAAACAGCGCCGGGCCTGGCGCGCGCTCCGAGTGTCGGTGGTCGCGTGATCATCACGCCGGCCCCCCCGACGACGGTTCGCATTTCAGAATCCCCTCGCCTATGGCCGATAACAGCAACTGTGGCTTTAAGTTACGGCAACCAGATGTTCGTGCCACATTGCCGGCGTTTGGGAACCCGGTGTCATGGGCCATACAAGGCTTGGCGATCTTCCGAGAACGAGAAGATGGGGCGAGGTGGTCGGCCTCCTCGCTTGCGGGGCCGGCACCGCGCAAGTCGCCAGCGCGACGATGGCCGCCGCTGAGCGCGGCCTCAACCTTGCCGCCGAGGACAAGGCCCTTGTCGAGACCGTCTGGCTTCTGACCCAACTACCGCTGGCAGCCCGCGCGAAAGACCTCAAGGGGTTTGTCGGCGCGCTGCGGCAGGCCGGTATCCAGGTTTCCGATGAACCCGGCGTGATGGAGGTGGTCGGGGCCTTCTCCGACGCCATCGACGCGCGCGTCTCGAACAATAGCGGGCGCACGGACCTGGGCGAGATGGCGCAGATGGCCGCGTCCGAGACCATCGCCAAGGTGCTGGGCACGCGCACGCAGAGTCTCTTCGGAACCCAGCCGCAGGATGTCCAGAAGGCGTTGGCGGGGCTGGCGACCAACAAGCAATTCAGCGAGTTCTCGCGGCAGTTCTTCTCGCGCATCACCAACCGGTGTCTCGACTATTTCCTCAGCCGGGCCGTGACATACCACCTCGGCGAAGGCAAGCGTTTTGCCACGCTGGCGCAGCAGGCGGCATTCAGTAACGCTCTGGAGGTGCATTGCCGAGAGGCGTCGAAGATCGTCGAGGATTTCTCCGGGGGCTGGTTGTCGAAGACCAACTTCGAGAAGGGCGGCATCTCGCGCGACGACGCGCGCGGCTTTGCGCATGTGGCGATGCGCAAGTTGGTGGACGAGTTGAAAGCGGGGGCACGTCCCGATGCCAAATGAACGTGCCATCCTGTGCGGCAACGCGCCGGCCAGCGGCAATGGGCAATCGGCCAAGTCGCTGCAACTCCGTCTGGACGACGAGGTCCACCTCAAGGGCGATGACCTTTCCCGGCCCGTCTCCGCCAACATTCCGACGGTCTTCGCCGACCTGATCGAGATCGCGACCTACGTCTACGTGGCGGACCAGGCGGTGAAGCGCGGCGGCAACGGCGTCGAGAACGTGGGCGCGGATTGGCGTCGCCGTCTGCTGTTCACGATCCCGGTGCGTAACCCCAAGTTCTGGCGCAAACCGGACGTGATGACGGCGCTGGTTGAGACGCTGAGTTTCCTCTCCGAGGATGAATACCACTTCGACTTCATCGATCTCACGCATCCCCGGCCGATCCAACACTACTTGCCGTTCTCGAAGACCGGCAAAACGCAGGCCATCCAGGAGGTGATGCTGTTCTCCGGCGGGCTGGATTCGCTCGGCGGCGCTGTGCAAGAAGTCGTGCGTGACAAGCGCGGCATCGCGCTGGTCAATCACCGCCCGACCGAGAAACTCTCCCGGCGCTACCGTCGCTTGCAGGAGTTGCTGGCGGCGAAGGCCACGGAGGTTGGCGCTCCCCAGCCGCTGCATGTCCCCGTCCACATCAATAAAGAGAAGGGGCTGGGAGGGGAGTACACCCAGCGCAGCAGATCGTTTCTATACGCGAGCATCGCTGCGACGATCGCGCAGGCATACGACCTGTCGCGTATCCGCTTCTACGAGAACGGCGTCGTCAGCCTGAACCTGCCGCTGTCACCGCAGGTTGTCGGGGCGAAGGCGACGCGGACGACCCACCCGCGGGTCATCAAGGGGTTCGCACGCATCCTCTCCCTGGTCGCCGAGCGCGATTTCAAAGTCGACAACCCGTATATCTGGAAGACGAAATCTGAGGTGGTCAAGCACATCGTCGACTCCGGCTGCGGCGAGATGATCAAGTACGCGACCAGTTGCACCCATACGTGGGGGCGGACAAAGCTCAAGACGCACTGCGGGACGTGTTCACAATGCATCGACCGGAGGTTTGCGGTGCTTGGTGCGGGTGCCGAAGCGCTCGATCCCGGCGAAGCCTATGAGGTGGATTTGCTGCTCGATCCTCGCTCCGAGGGAGAGCCTCGCACGATGCTTGCCGCTTATGTCGAGACGGCGTCCGAAGTGACGAAGCTGTCGGCGACGGACTTCTTCGGGCGCTACGGCGAGGTCGGTCGCGTGGTCAACCACCTGCCTGGAACTCCAGACATGGCGGCGCTGCAGATGTATGAGATGTACCAGCGTCACAGCAAGCAGGTCGTGAAGGTCGTGGACGATGCCATCGCGGGGCATGCGAGCGCGATCCGCAATCGGGAACTGCCCGATAGTTGTTTGCTGCGTCTGGCCTGCGACACGGCGATCCCGATGTCGATGGTCTCGCCGACGGCTGCGCCGGCCACGCCGCAGGAGCCGCAACTGGCGCTGAAGGATTTTGTGTTCCGCAAGAAGGGCCAGGCCTGGGTCGTGCGGCACAAAGGCAAGCAGGATTTCATCCTTCTGCCCAGCAAGGGTGCGGCCTACCTCCACCTCCTGTTGTCGAGCCCGCGCCAACTTCTGTCGGCCGTCAACATGGCGTTTCAGGTTGCCCGCGTTCCCCAGCAGTTCATCCTTGGCGACGCCGGCGAGCGATCCACCAAGGAAGCGCAGGCGGCGTATCGCGCCCACTACCAAGAACTCCAGGAGGAGATGGGCCGAGCGGAAAAAGACAATGACGAGGCGACCAAGGACCGGGTGCGGGGGGAGATGAACATTCTCGCCGACGAACTCAAGGATCGCAGTTGGGGTGGACGGCCCAAGAAGGAACATAGCGACCGCGACCGCATCCGCAAGGCTGTCGGCATTGCCATCCACCGCGCCATCGAGCAGATTGCGGAATACGACAAGGAACTGGCGGCACATTTCCAGCCGCCGCGTCTGCGTTGCGGAAACAGCCCGGTTTACGATCCGGGTTCGGACATCGACTGGGATCTTTAGCCCACCTCCAGCGCCGCTACGCCAAATGTAGCGGCCGCTACGCCGGATGTAGCCCCTCCCCTTCGGAGAGGCTGCCCGGCTCGATCTCCTAGACATAGACCCATCCTCGGGAAGAGCCAATGCCGGGCCTCGCTTCCCAGGATCGCACCGTGCCCATTGGGCACACGAGGCCTGGCATGAACGCTATTCCCAAGTCATCGCTCTCCCCTGGTCGCAGGCGTCTGGTCGAGTTGATGCAGCGCGTCAACTTCGGCCGCATCGAGGGGCTGGTCGTCCGCGACGGCGATCCCGTCTTTGACGACCTCTCGCCGCCCCGCGTGGTACTGGAGGTCAAGTTTGGCGGGGACAACGGGCCGCGACCCGAGTCCGGCATCGCCGACTTCTCCCTCAAGACGCAGGTCGCGGACCTGTTCGCGCATCTCAATCGGCTTGGCAACGGGCGCATCGAAGCGCTGACCGTCAAGCACGGCCTGCCGTTCGGGATGCATGTGGAGACGACCGTCTAATCGTGTTCTTTCACTGATTTCGTTCACCGCATAACAGACCGGCCACGCAGTGGAGGTCGTTGTGGGTGCCGCCGATGAAGGCGACTCCGCAACGCACCCGCGTGGCCTCTTTGCGCCCCAACTCGGTTCGCACCCACCCGAACTCTCCCCCGGCCGGGGGAGGACATCGTGGGCAACCACGCGGACCCTCGGTTTACCAATGCCGATGCAGAGATCATCAAGCACAAAGTTAGGAAACTCATCGGGCGCTACGGATTCAACGCCAGCGACGAACCCGACCTCCAGCAGGAGTTGGCCATGCACGTCTCGACGCGCATGGCGCGACACGATCCGGCGCGCGGCGCACGCAGCACGTTCGTGGACAGGATCGTCCGCAACAAAATCGCCAACATCCTGGAGAGCCGCATGGCCCTTAAGCGCGGCGGGCGCAAACGCCCGCTGGCGCTCGATGCGGTTCCCGAGGGGTTGCTGCTGGACGGACAGACCGATGCCCACGCGGTCGATCTTGGCATGGACGTTGGCAGTGCGGTGTCGGCGCTGCCGCCCGAGTTGCGGGAGGTAGCCATCCGGCTGGCCAAGCACAGCCCCTCGGAAGTCGCCCGGATGCTGGGCCTGACCCGGGGCCAGATGCGTCAGCGGATGGAGGCGATTCGGGTTCATCTCGAGGGCGCTGGCGTCTCCCCGCATCCGCCCGATGAACAACCAACTCGCCTGCGTTCCCGGTAAGTAAGTCATAGACGCTGGCCACGTGAGAAAGGAGACCGTCATGCCGGAGATTCTCGTGCGATTCACCTTCGCCAAGACCGCCTCAATGGAGGAGGTCGAGGGCACACTGCACCTGGCCCGCCTCGCCGTCGAGAGCCTGCATGGCAAGGACCGTGTCCGCCTGGACGCCAAGTTTGCCATCGACCGCACCACGCACACCTGCATGATCGACGCCGCCTGCGAGGTCGGCCGCGCCTTGGCGATGATCTTCGCCGGATATGTCCGCCGTGAGTTTGGCGACGGTGCCGTGCGGATGGAACGTGCCGGCGTGTCCGGCAAGGGCGAGGTCGCGGGGGCCGTTGCATGATTTCCGATCCGCCGGTCCAGCCTCTCGTGGAAACCGTCCCGGCCTGCCTCCGGCAACGCCCGCAGTGGGTTTGTTGGCGTTACATCGAGCGTGATGGGAAGCCGACCAAGTGCCCGTTCAACGCCCGGACGGGGGCGATGGCGGATTCCACCGATCCCGGCACCTGGAGCGCGTTTGACGATGCGGTCGCCGCCTGGCAAGGGAACAACCAGTACGAGGGGGTGGGGTTCGTCTTTGCCGCCGACGATCCCTACTGCGGCGTCGATCTGGATGATTGCATTGACCTGGCGACCGGCGAGATGAAACCGTGGGGCCAGCGGGTGGTCGCGGCCCTCGACAGTTACTGCGAGATCAGTCCGTCCGGCAGCGGTGTTAAGGTTTTCCTCGAAGCGTCCAAGCCGGGGGAGCGGTGCCGCAAGGGGTTCGAGGACGGCGAAGTCGAGATGTACGACCAGGGGCGGTTCTTCACCGTCACTGGTCGGCGGATCGACGTGGCGTCGGCACAGGTCGAATTGCGGCAGGCGGCGCTGGACCTGTTGTATGGGGAGGTCTTCGGCGCGACGAGGTCGCCGCCAGCGCCTCAACTTCCCATCGCTCCGCCCGTCGTCGCGCCTACCAACACGGGCCTGTCCGACGAGCAGATTCTGGAGAAAGCCCGCCGCAGCCGAAAGAGCGGCGCGAAGTTCTCGGCGCTGTGGGCCGGGCAATGGAACAACCACTTCAATTCCGCCAGCGAAGCCGACTCGTCGGTCGTGTTCACCCTGGCGTTCTACACCAAGGACGCCGCGCAGATCGACCGCATGTTCCGCACCTCGGGTCTCATCCGCCCGAAATGGGATGAAAAGCACGGGGCCAAGACCTACGGGCAGATGACCATCGACAAGGCGCTGGCGCAGGTGACGGGCCAATATCAGCCCCGCCGCACCGCTCCCGCCCCCCGCGCAGCGCCCGCCGCCGGCGATGCGGACGATCCTGATCCCGGTGATGACGGCCTTGTTGCCCTGGGCACGCGCGACCCCAAGACCAAGCGGCTGGTGCTTTCGCCCAAGAAGACCCTGCCCACCGCCGAGGCGTTCGTCGCCGAGTTTCATCATCATCGTGAAGGGCGGACCCTCTACAGCTATGCCGGAACGCTGCTGGCCTGGCGGGGCAACCGCTTCGTGGAAATCGAGGAGGAGACGCTGCGTCAGAAACTCCAGCCGTGGCTGCATGGGGCGCTGCGCTACGTGTTCAACAAGCAGGCCGGGGCGCTGGAACTGGTGGACTTCGAGTCGAATCCGGGCTCGGTCAAAGCCGCCGTCGAATCGCTCCGCGCCCATGTCCACCTGCCTGCCAGCGTAACGCCCCCGGCCTGGCTTGCGGGCGACAGAGCCCGGCCCGATCCCCGCGAACTGCTGCCCTGCCTCTCTGGCAACCTGCATATCCCCAGCGGCCAGATGCTGGCCCCGACTCCAGCGCTGTTCAACATCAACGCCCTGGATTTCGACTACAACCCCAACGCGGAAGGGCCGGAGCGCTGGCTCAAATTCCTCAAGCAGTTATGGGGCGACGACCTGGAATCCGTCGAGTTGCTCCAGGAATGGATGGGCTACTGCCTGGTCGCCGACACCTCGCAGCAGAAGATGCTGTTGCTCGTCGGCCCCAAGCGTTCGGGCAAGGGAACCATCGGGCGCATCCTCACCCGCCTGGTCGGCGCAGGCAACGTCGTCGGGCCGACCACCTCCAGTCTGGCGGGCACCTTCGGCCTCCAGCCCCTGATCGCCAAGAACCTGGCCATTGTCTCCGACGCCCGCTTTACCGGCGAGAACGTCGGCGTGGTCGTGGAACGCCTGCTGTGCATTTCCGGCGAGGACACCCTGACCGTGGACCGGAAGTTCCTCGGCAGCGTGACCATGAAGTTGCCGACGCGGTTCGTGTTCTTGACCAATGAACTTCCCCGCATGAACGATTCCAGCGGTGCGCTCGCCGGCCGCTTCGTCATTCTGCGCCTCATGCACAGTTTCTACGGCCAGGAGGACGTGGCGCTGACGGGCAAGTTGATGGAGGAACTGCCGGGCATCCTGCTGTGGGCGATTGAGGGCCTCAAACGTCTGCGCGAGAGGGGGCATTTCGTGCAACCCAAGGCCGTCTCGGAAGCGGTGCGCGAGATGGAAGATCTCGCCTCGCCCGTCCTGGCCTTCGTGCGCGACTGCTGCGTGGTCGCCTCCGGCCATCGGGTCTGGGTGGACGACCTCTACAACGCCTGGAAACAGTGGTGCGAGCAGGACGGCCGCACCGCCATCACCAACAAGCAGACCTTTGGCCGCGACCTGGCCGCTGCCGTGCCCGGCGTGGTCCGCCGGCGCGGGGCCGGAGACGTGCCGTTCTACGAGGGCATGGAACTCAAGGGGGCACGGCCATGAAGACCACCGCTGCGTACCGCCGCGATACCGTTGCGATGCTCCGCCGCTCTGCGACGGTAGCCACGCCAGGCGGCACAAGCACTTACGTGCGTACCGTAGCAGACCGCTGCGATCACCCCCACTTACGCGGGCGCATGGGCGCGTGCGCACGCGGAAATGTCTTGCGCGCAATGGGAACCGTCGCGACGGTCTGCGACGGTAGCCCGTCCCAACCCGTCCGCGCTCCCGCCCGTTCGCACCCGTTTGGCCCACGGCGCGTTCTTCGCGCCGGGTTGGCCAACGATCCCCTCCCGCACCGCGACGCGCCACGGTTCGACTGGGCGGGGTGCCAAAGTGGCAGAGCCTCTCTGCTGACCACCCCCCCGGCCAATAGGTACTTCCCGGCGCTGGCTGGCCGGAGATGCCCGTGGGAACGATCACCAATGGCATCAGTCTTTCCTTCGTGAGAAAAACTTTCAGGAGACCACCCATGCAGATCGAACTTCGACCCCTCGACCAGATTAAACCCTACCCCGGCAACCCGCGCCAAAACGACGAAGCGGTGGACGCCGTGGCGGCGTCGAACACGGAGGAAATATGGGTTCCTGCGTTCAGGCACGAAGGGCTCTATGAGGTCTCGTCTTTCGGCCGTGTGCGGCGAAGCAGCGCTTCCCGCATGGCACCCGCCGGCTACATCCTCAAGTCGCGTCTCACTTGGGACGGCTACGTACAATACGGACTCTGCAAACACCAACGGTACTGGCACGTCAAGGCGCACCGCCTCGTCGCCGTATCCTTTCTGGGCTTGCCGCCATTTTCAGGGGCCCACGTTGCCCACGGTGATGGCGACAAGACAAACAATCACGTGTCGAACCTGCGCTGGGCAACTCCGATTGAGAATGAGGCGGACAAGCGCCGGCACGGAACTCAGCGGGGAGCGCGTCCTGGGGAAGCTCATCATGGGGCGAAGCTGAACGTGGCCATCGTTCAGTGCATGCGACGGCAGATTGCGGCGGGTTGCACCCTCGGTGCAGTCGCTGGCGCGCTGGGGGTCGCGAAGGTGACGGCGTACCAGGCGATTGTGGGTCAAACGTGGGCCACCGTAACCGATCCGGCACCACTGCCGCGATTGCGGTTGCTTCAGAAAGGACGTGCAGCATGAAGGTAGAGATCATTGAAATCGACCGGCTGATTCCCTATGCGAACAACCCCCGCGACAACGATGCGGCCGTCGATGCGGTGTGCGCGTCGATCCGGGAATTCGGTTGGCGCGTTCCGATTGTCTGCGATCAGGGGCTGATGATCATTTGCGGCCACACCCGCTACAAGGCGGCCAAGAAGCTGGGCCTGACCAAGGTGCCGGTGCATGTCGCCACGGACCTGACGCCGGCCCAGGTCAAGGCGTATCGCATCGCCGACAACGCCACCAACGAGATCGCGGAGTGGAATTACGAACTGCTGCCCATCGAACTCTCGGCGTTGCAGGAGATGGACTTCGACCTGAACCTGCTGGGGTTCGACCAGGAGGAACTGCTCCGGATCATGTCCGGCGACGTGGAACAGGGCTTGACGGACCCGGATGATGTGCCGTTGCCGCCGGACGCCGCGACCACCCAGCCGGGCGACCTGTGGGTGCTGGGCAACCACCGCCTGCTCTGCGGCGACAGCAGCAAGGCCGAAGATGTGGACCGCCTGCTCGACGGCGCGGTGATCCACCTGGTCAACACCGATCCGCCCTACAACGTGAAGGTCGAACCGCGCAGCAACAACGCCATCGCCGCCGGCCTGTCGTCGTTCACCGCCACGAAGCGCGGCGTGATCGACGCCGCCGACGCGCGAGGGATGCACCACCAGGGGTTCGACTTGGCCAGGGACAAGACCAAGGCCAAGGGGACGACCAAGCAGATGCGGGCCAAGGACCGGCCGCTGGCCAACGACTTTGTCAGCGACGCCGACTTCGACCAGATGCTCGACGCCTGGTTCGGCAACATGGCGCGGGTGCTGGAGGATGGTCGCGGGTTCTACATCTGGGGCGGCTACGCCAACCTGGGCAACTACCCGCCGTTCCTCAAGAAGAACGGCCTCTACTTCAGCCAGGGCATCGTGTGGGACAAGCAGCACCCGGTGTTGACCCGCAAGGACTTCATGGGGGCGTTCGAGATCGCGTTCTACGGCTGGAAGGAAGGCGCGGCCCACAAGTTTTACGGCCCCAACAACGCGTATGACCTATGGCATGTGAAGAAGATTCCGCCACAACAGATGGAACATTTGACAGCTAAACCTGCCGAACTGGCCGTCCGCGCCCTGCAGTACTCATCGCTGGCGGGCGAGAACGTGCTGGACCTCTTCGGCGGCAGCGGTAGCACGCTCATTGCCGCCGAGCAGACGGGCCGCCGTGCGTTCCTCATGGAACTCGATCCGCCCTATTGCGATGTTATCGTCGACCGCTTCCAGCGATTTAGCGGCAAGTCCGCGGTGCTGCAGCGGACCGGTACGTCACCGATCCCTATGCGCCCCCGTGAGGAGGCAATGCGATGAGGCAGTACCCAAAACCGCAGGGCAATCTTACTCCGTATGGGTATCGACGAATCACATGCAAGGACCGCCGCAAACGTTTCGAGCATGTGATGGTGTGGGAAGCGGCGTATGGTCCTATTCCGCCCGGAATGGAGATTCACCATATCAATGGTAACAAGCTCGATAACCGTATCGAGAATCTTATGCTCGTGAACCGTCTGGATCACAAGCGAATCCATGAGAGGTGTTATCGAAGCAACGGCCGATGGTTCAAACGTTGCCGGCGCTGCCGCTGGTATCGAACCGTGGATGAAGAGTTCTATGTCTATCCACATCGAAGCGGCGTCATGGGCGTGTGCAAGCGTTGCTGCATTGAGTTGGCCGTGGCCAACAAGAAGCGAAAGCGGCTCCGCACGGCGGCGGGAACGGACACACCGGAGAAAACCCCGGCGCTAACCGGGGTCGCTGCGACGGAGGGGAAATGATCTCAGACGGGCTAGGGTTCTTCGCGCAGGGCGTGCCACTCGACCAGCGCGTCGAGGTGGACGCTGGGGCTGGCCGGGTAGTTCCGCCGGTGCCGGCGGTCGATGACCCCGCGCTCGGACAGGAACGCCAGCGTCACGTCCACCTGCGTGTGCGGCAGGTTGTGCGCGGCGGCGATCTCGTTGATGGCGACGCCGTTGCCCTCGGCGGGCGTCTCCTCCAGGACCCACGCGACCTTTTCAAAGACCTCCAGCGAGCAGCGGTGGGTGTAGGTGCGCCCGTCCGCACCCGCTACGGTGCGGACGAGGCACCCATCCTCGTGGCGGAAGGCGATGTCGCGGTCTGTGAGGTAGGTGCGCATGGCTCAACCTCCCTCGCCCAGCCCGGCCTGGCGGCGCGCGGCCAGCTCCCGCTGGTTCCAGATGTCGCACATGCCCCGGAACACGGGCAGGGCTTCGTTGATGATTTCGCGCACCTCCGGCTGGGTGAACGTGTCGAGCAACTCGTCGAGGCTACGCTCGGGCGGGTTGGCGGTGTCGATTGGCCACTCGCCCTCGTGGAACTGGATAACAATCTTCATGGGGTTCTCCTACCTGGCGTTGACGGTGAACAGGCCCCGGTCGGTCTTCTTGAAGCGAGAGTCCGTACCCTTCACCGAGATCTCGCGGAGGATGGCGGCGTAGATGGTGGCGGCAGGCGTCTTGCCGCCGGTCTGCCAGAGCCCGCCGGACAGCATCTTCTCGACCATGTCGCCGCAGCGCATCGGCTCGCCGGCGTCCTTGAGTACCTGGGCGGCGGCGTCGAGCCCGCTGGGGTTCTTCACCTTGTCGGCCTTGGCTGCCTTGACCTTCGTGCCCTTGGTCGCCTTGGCGGGCTTCATCGCCTCGGTGAGCGGGACGCGGTCGGGATCGACGGCGTGGGCGTTGGCAGCGGCGTCAGTGGCCTGCGCCTCGGCAACCGCCTTGGCCCGCTGGCTGGCCTGGCGCTCCGGGGCCGGCCCGCGGAGGCGCTGGGCGCTCTTGATGCGGACCTTCTTGTTGGTCACCAGGTTGGTCGCGTCCCACCCGCCGTGCGGGTTCTGGGCGTCCAGACGGATGGGCACCACCTTGTCGGTGACCTTCGCCAGGTACGTTCCGCCGAGTTTGATCTGGTCCTTCTTCATGGCACTGTTTCCTTTGGCCTTGTTGGGGCTGGCCAGGCCCGTATCCCGCGTGGATCGGGCGCGGGAACCCGCGGGGCGCCATGCCCCGTAAACCACCGAGGCCCTTGTTCAGGGCCTCGGGAGGGAGGGGAGTCAGTCGTTGACCGGGATGGTCATGATTCGCCAACTGCCGTCGGGCATCTCGTGGTCCACCAGGTAGGCGAACTCAATCCGGCGCTCGGCAATGCGGTCGGCTTCGGCCTGCTCGACCACCAGCACCTTGCCGCCGATGCTGATCGCGACCCCGCGTCCGCTGGCGTTGAGGTGCTGGAGGGCTTCGTCGGCGTTCGCGTACTCGATCCCTTTGATCTGAATGGTCATGGTCGTGCTCCTTGGGGTTTGGCGTTACTCGGCCAGGAAGCCCTCGACGGCCTCGCGGTCTATCCCGCTCATGAAGCCGACCAGGTCGATCAGGTCGCTGCGGACCTTCCCGAGGTCGCCGACCTTGCCCCAGCCCTTGGCGTTCGCCTTGGCGGCGTCGGCGTGCTTGTCGAGTTCCATCTGCAGGACGTCGATCAGGCGGGCGATGTCGTTGCTGCGGGCTTGGTAGGCGTCGCGGGCGTTGTTGGTCGTGTCGTTCTTCATGGCGTTCTCCTTTGCGTTTGTACATGCACATTAAGCCACGGGTTTTCGGGGTCAGCAAGCATAATTCCGATTATAAGTCCATGTTTTTCAAGATGTTAGGATGGTGAAACATGCCGCCCGCCAGCACGCCCAACCCCAACCTCCCGGCGGTCAATCCGGCCGCGCTATCCGTAGAGGACATGTCGCGGCTGCTCAGCGTCGGCGGTGGTAAGAAAGTGACCCCCGAACAGGTCCAGGCGGACATCGACGCCGGCGCGCCGGTTGGTCCCGGCGGCCGGCTCAACCTCGTTCACTACACGGCGTGGCTGGTGCGGGAGGTGCAGACGCGATGAACCCCCGGAGCGTTGACCCGCGCCAACTTCGCGTGGCCGAAGCCGTGCGGTTGCTGAACTCGACCCCGCTGGGCGAGGTGGTGCAGCCGCATGTGGTCTACCGGCACCTGAATCGTGCGGCGTACAAGATCGGGGATGGCCGGAAGGTCGATCTCCTCAAGTACGCCGCGTGGCTGTTCCATGCTCGGCGCGAGGCGTTTGAACCGGGGTGGACGGAGGGGGATTACGAAGCGCACAAGGATGCGGTCAACGCGCGGAGCCGGGCGCAGAGCGAATCCTCCCGTGACATCGCCGCCGAGGGGTGGGTGCATGAAGCCCGGAACCTGGAACGAAAGAACCCGTGCCGGCACTCTTTCTGGGGGTTCTGCGAGGCGTACTTCCCGCAGACGTTTCATCTGGCCTGGTCGTCGGACCACCTGAAGGTCATCAGCAAGATCGAGACGGCGGTGTTGGAGGGCGGGTTGTTTGCGATGGCCATGCCCCGCGGGTCGGGCAAGACGACGTTGTGCGAGACGGCCTGCCTGTGGGCGCTGGTCTACGGGCACCGGGAGTTCGTGGCTTTGATCGGATCGGATGAAGAACACGCCGCCGACATGCTCGACTCGATCAAATCGGAACTGGAGAACAACGACCTGCTGGAGGAGGACTTTTCCGAAGTGTGTGGGCCGATCCGGGCACTGGAAGGGATTCACCAACGCGCCGCCGGGCAGCTCTATCGCGGGGCGCGCACGCATGTGGGGTGGACGGCCAAGGAGATTGTGCTGCCGACCATCGAGGGCAGCGTCGCCAGCAGTGCGGTGGTGAAGGTCGCGGGGATCACCGGGCGCATCCGGGGGATGAAGCACAAGCGGGCCGACGGCAAGAGCGTCCGCCCGTCGCTGGTGTTGCTGGACGATCCGCAGACCGATGAATCGGCGCGCAGCCCCTCGCAGTGCGCCACGCGGGAACAGATCCTCGCCGGCGCGATCCTGGGTCTGGCCGGTCCCGGAAGGAAGATCGCGGGCTTGATGACGCTGACGGTGGTGCGCCCCGACGACATGGCCGACCGCATTCTGGATCGGGAGCAGCACCCGCAGTGGCAGGGCCAGCGGACCAAGATGGTCTACGCCTTCCCAACGAATGAGAAGCTGTGGCAGCAGTACGCGCAGCTCCGCGCCCAAGGCCAGCGCAACGACCGGGGGACCGTGGAGGCCACGGAGTTCTACCGCGTCAACCAGATCGACATGGACGCGGGAGCGAAGGTTGCCTGGCCGCAGCGGCACAACCCCGACGAGCTTTCCGCCCTCCAGCATGCGATGAATCTCAAGCTGGACCAGGGGGAGGCGGCCTTCTGGGCGGAATACCAGAACGAACCCCTGCCGGATGCGGTCGAAGGTGAATCCCTGTCGGCCGACACCCTTGCCGCCAAGACCAACGGCATGAAGCGAGGGGAAGTGCCGGTGGGGGTGAACCATCTGACGATGTTCATCGACGTCCAGGGAAACCTCTTGTTCTGGATGCTCTGCGGGTGGGAGGAGGACTTCACCGGCTACGTGCTGGATTACGGGGAATACCCCGATCAGAAGCGGGCCTACTTCACACTCCGGGATGCCAAGCGCACGCTCATGACGGTTCACAAAGGCACCGGGCAGGAAGGGGTCATCTATGCCGGGCTGGCAGCGCTGACCGCCGACCGCTTGGCGCGGAAATTCCGCCGCGACGACGGCGCGGAGATGACCATCGAACGCTGCCTGATCGACGCCAACTGGGGCAACAGCACGGATGTGGTCTATCAGTTCTGCCGGCAGTCCGCGCACGCGGCCATCGTCATGCCCAGTCACGGGCGCTACGTGGGCGCCGCCAGCACGCCGTTCGCCGAGTACAAAGCCAGGCGCGGCGACCGCATGGGCCTGCATTGGCGGATTCCCGGTGTCCAGGGGAAGCGTGCCACGCGCTACGCTCTGATCGACACCAACTACTGGAAGTCCTTTGTCCATGCCCGCCTGGCGGTGCCGATGGGCGATCCGGGGTGTCTATCGCTCTTCGCCCCCGGCGGCGGCGTGGATCATCGGTTGCTCTCGGAACATCTCACGGCGGAATATCGCGTCAAGACCAGCGGCCGCGGGCGGGAACTGGAGGAATGGAAGCTCCGCACCCCCGGCACCGACAACCACTGGCTGGACTGCCTGGTCGGCTGCACGGTCGCCGCCAGCATGCAAGGCGCCGTGCTCTTTGGCACCGATGCCCGGCGCGAGACGTCCCGGCCGCGACTGAAACTCTCAGCGCTCCAGGGGAGGCGATCATGAAGACGAAGGACAAAGCCACCGATCTGCCGCGCGGGCTGGTTTGCCCCAGGTGCGGCTGTCGCCACTTTGAAGTGGTGTACACGCGCGCGTCGTTCGGTGCCAAGATCATTCGCCGGCGGGAGTGCCGGCATTGCGGGAAGCGGATCACGACCTGGGAGAAGGAGATTGGGAAGTAGACGCCCCTGCCAGTAAGATCGTTCTCGATGTCTGTCAACGAGCGATGGAGCGACGATTATGGGCGAGACGCGAGATTATACTGGATCGCATAATGTCCCGGCGATAACATTCAGCTTCCAATGGGCAACGTCGCCCGTGGGGTGATGGCCCATTGGTGGTTCCGGAATCGTATTCGTCTGCGACCGCCGGACGCTGTGGCGACTACTCAGCTACAACTACTCAACACCAACAACAAACAACATCTAACTGAACAACACGACTTCCATCGCACTCGACACTGAAAAGCAACGACCAAAAACTACAGCGATCACACTCAAACTCACAGAAACACCTGACTCTACAACGGACACCTCTACCACTCATTCACATGCCTAAGCAGCGTTCGTTTAGTTTGTCGCAGCACCTCCGGAACACGACTTTCGTGTCTCAGTCAGGTGTTTCACATGACAAACTTCGAGTGTCTTACCTTGGCGGTGGAGATCATCGCCGCGATTTGCTCTGTCGTCAGTCTCATCCTTGATTGGAGCCGACGGCACTAAGACGAAAGAGAATCGCCCCCAAACGGGGGCGATTTTCGTTTTGGCCCCTGATACAGACCGCTTTCCGCTCGCCGGCACCGCCGGAGGTCTACGGGTGTAACGATCTAACACCATACCGATATCAAACAGCCATTCTGCTTCGACTTCCTGTCCTAGAAGAGTGATGGCAGCGCTCACGCTCGACAACGCCACGCAATGGCCGCCGGGTCTGACCCGGTCGGCAATGAGCCACTGCCCGCTTTCGCTGCGCCCCGATGCGCTGCAGGCGGCGTGGCTGGCCCACGCCGAGGGGCGCAAGCCCGATTCGGCGGTGCGGGCGCTGTTACGCGATGAGCAGCGGCACAAGGCCCGCAAGCCCAACTTCGACCTGTGCCCGGTGGCGCAGGTCCGCAGGCGTTTCTGAAGACGACGTCATGGCAGACGATTTGGACCAGAGCATCCTCGACAACGCCGCCGGCCCCAAGCGGGCCAAGAGCGACAGCGCCGAGATGGAGCAGCACTCGCTGCCCGACCAGATCGCCGCCGACCGCTACCTTCAGGGCAAGAAGGCCACGCGCGGCAAAGGGCTGGGGATCACCCTCAAGAAGCTCGTGCCGCCGGGAACGGACTGACCAAGCGGAAACCGCCATGCCGGGATTCTTTCGCAACCTCTTTGCCGCGCCGACGCCGCAGCGCGTCACGCGCCCCACGGCTTCGCCGCCGGGGTTCATGCCCGTGCCGCTGCGCGTGCGGGGCCGCTATGACGCGGCCGCGACGACGGACGAAAACCGTCGGCACTGGGCCAACGCCGATCATCTGTCCGCCAACGCCGCCAACAACCCGACCGTTCGCCGCATCCTCCGCGGCCGGGCGCGCTACGAGGTCGCAAACAACTCCTACGCCCGTGGGATCGTGCTGACGCTGGCCAACGACGTGGTGGGCACCGGCCCGCGATTGCAGTTGCTGACCGGTGACGACGCCGCCAACCGCACGGTGGAACAGGCCTTTGCCCGCTGGGCCGAGGCGGTTCGCCTGGCCGAGAATCTCCGCACCCTGCGTATGGCGCGGGCGGAGAGCGGCGAAGGGTTCGCCATGCTCACCGCCAACCCGCTGGTGGACTCGCCCATCAAGCTGGACCTGCGGCTGATCGAGGCCGATCAGGTCGCCACGCCCGATCCGTTGGCCGTGGGCAGCCGGCAGTCGGCAGTGGATGGGATTGTCTTCGACGGCTTGGGCAACCCCAGCGAGTACCACGTCCTGCGGTTCCATCCGGGCGACGGGCGGGGCTTGGCGGTGGGTGCTGGTGCGTATGACCGCGTGCCGGCGAGGAACATCCTCCACTACTTCCGCACCGACCGGCCGGGCCAGAACCGGGGCATCCCGGAGATCACGCCGGCGCTGCCGCTGTTTGCCCAGCTCCGGCGCTACACCCTGGCCGTTATCGCCGCCGCCGAGACCGCCGCTGACTTTGCCGCCGTGCTTTACACGGATGCCCCGGCCAACGGGGAGGCCGACCCGGTGGAGCCGATGGACATCGTGGACTTGGAGCGTCGGATGGCGACGGTCCTACCCAGCGGCTGGAAACTGGGCCAGATCACGGCCGAGCAGCCCGCGACCACCTATGGGGAGTTTAAGAAGGAGATCCTCAACGAGATCGCCCGCTGTTTGAACATGCCCTTCAACGTCGCCGCCGGAAACTCCTCGGGCTACAACTACGCCTCGGGGCGACTCGACCACCAGACCTACTACAAATCCATTCGTGTAGATCAGGCCCACATGGGGCGCGTGGTCCTCGACCCGCTGCTGCGCGCCTGGCTCGATGAAGCTACGCTCGTCGAGGGCCTGTTGCCGCAGTCGATGCGCCGCGCCGACGTTTTTCCCGAACACCAGTGGTTCTGGGACGGAATGGAGCACGTCGATCCGGCCAAGGAAGCGTCCGCGCAAGCGACGCGCCTCACCAGCCACACCACCACGCTCGCCTACGAGTACGCCCGCCAGGGCCGCGACTGGGAAGCCGAGCTTCGCCAGCGGGCCAAGGAAGTGGCGCTGATTAACGAACTGGGACTGGCGGTTGCGCAGGCCACGCCCGCCGCACCGGCAGACCCGCGAAGTGAGGAGAACGATGATGAGCCAAGCGCTCAAGACCAACGCGCCGCCTGAGGCGGGGCCACTGGCACTCACGGCGCGCTTTCAGATCGAAGCGGCCGCGCCTGGCACGGAGAGTGGCAGCGCTTCGGCGCTGCCCAAGTTCCGCATGGTCGCCTACACCGGCGGCCCGATGCGCCTTGCCGGTTGGCGCTACCCGGTGGTCGTGGACCTGGCGGGTCTGGCCATCCCTAGCCAGAACCGGCCCATCCGCTTCGGACACGATGCCAGTTCTGGCGGCGGAGTTGGCCACACCGACGCGATTCGCGTGGAAGCCGGGCAGTTGGTCGCCACGGGTGTCGTCTCGCGCGACACGGCGGCAGCCAAAGAGATCGTCGTCTCCAGCAAGAATGGCTTCCCCTGGCAGGCCTCCATCGGGGCCAGCGTCGAGGAGTTCGAGTTCGTCAAGGACAGCCAGAAGATCATCGTCAACGGCCGCACGTTCGACGGCCCCGTGAACGTCGTCCGCAAGGCGACGCTGGGCGAGATCAGTTTTGTGGACCTGGGCGCCGACGGGAATACCTCGGCCCAAGTCGCAGCGTCGGCCGCTGACCAGAAGGAGAACCCGATCATGGAAGTCAATGCCCCCGCCATCGCTCCCGTCCCCGCGTCCGCCCATACCCCCGCGACCACGCCGCCAGCGCCCAGCGCGCCAGCTCCCTCTATTCAGGCCGCGGCGTCTGCCTCCACGTCCGAGCGCACCCCCGATCAAATCCGGGCCGAGGCCCTGGCCGAGACCCAGCGCATTGCGGTCATCCGCCAGGTGTGCGGTTCAGGACATGGCCGCTATGGCGATATCGAGGCCAAGGCGATTGCCGAGGGCTGGGATGCCACCAGGACGGAGCTGGAGGTCCTGCGGGCCAGTCGGCCCAAGGCGCCGGCGGTGATCATTCGGGATGAATCGCTCAATACCCCCATCCTGGAGGCGGCCTGTCTCCTGACGGCCAAGCTGGAGGGCATCGAGAAGCAGTACGAACAACCCACGCTGGAGGCGGCCTCCCGCCGCTTCCGCGGCGGCATCGGCCTGCAGGAACTGTTGCTGGAAGCCGCCTGGGCCAATGGCTACACCGGCCGCAACTTCCGCGACAGCCAAGCGGTCCTGCGCTTTGCCTTTGGCCAGAGCCTCCAGGCCTCCCTCTCCACCATCGACCTGGGCGGCATCCTCTCCAATGTGGCCAACAAGTTCCTCCTGGACGGCTTCTTCTCGGTCGAGCGCACCTGGCGGAACCTCTGTGCCGTCCGCAACGTCAGCGACTTTAAGACTGTCACCAGCTACCGCCTGATCGGCACCGACACCTACGAAACCGTCCAGCCCGGTGGCGAGCTGAAGCACGGGACCTTGGGCAATGAATCCTACTCCAACAAGGCCGACACCTATGGCTTGATGCTGTCGATCGACCGGCGGGACATCATCAACGATGACCTGGGGGCCATCACCACGGTGCCGAGAAAACTTGGCCGGGGCAGTGGTTTGAAGATCAACGATGTCTTCTGGACCGCCTTCCTGAACAATGCCGCCTTCTTCGCCGCTGGTAACAAGAACTACCTGGCCGGGGCGGATACGGTCCTGGGCATCGACGGCTTGACCAAGGCCGAAGTGGGCTTCATGGACCAGGTGGATAGCGACGGCAAGCCCATCGGCATCATGCCCGCCATCCTGCTGCTGCCCACGGCCCTCTCGGCGCTGGGTACGCAACTGCACAAGAGCCTGGAGATCCGGGACACCACCGCCAATACCAAGTTCCCCGTGGCCAACCCCCACCAGGGCAAGTTCCGCAGTGAGGTCAGCCGCTACCTGTCCAATGCCCGGTACACCGGCAACTCCGCCAAGGCCTGGTATCTGCTGGCTGATCCTGCCGACCTGCCGGTGATCGAGGTGGCGTTCCTCAATGGCCAGGAGAGTCCCACCATCGAGACGGCGGAGGCGGACTTCCACTGCCTGGGCATCCAGATGCGGGGATTCCATGATTTTGGCTGTTCCCTGCAGGACCCCCGTGCAGGAATCAAGAGCAAGGGCGAAGCGTAATGGGTCAGTCGTCCATGGTCCGCAGTCCGTTGTGAGGGCTCGCGGATCGATATGGCTACTGACAACTGACAACTGACAACGGACCCCTGACAGAGGACACAACATGGCTCAATTCGTGCAGGAAGGTTGCTCTATCGACTACACGCCCGCGGCGGATGTTGCGGTCGGCGCGGTAGTGGTCCAGGGCGAGCTGGTGGGTGTGGCCAAGCGGCCGATTCCGGCCAACACGCCGGGTGCGCTGGCGGTGGTGGGCGTCTTTGACTTCCCCAAGGCCACGGGAGCCGGCACCGCCATCAATGTCGGTGCCAATGTCTACTGGAACGCTGCGGCCCAGCAGGCGGGCACGCTTTCATACGGCAGCGCTCCCCTGGGCGTGGCCGTCAAGGCCGCGGCGGATGCGGACAGCTCGGTGCGGGTGCGGCTGCTTTCGGACACGGTTCCCAAGGAGCTGATTTACTCGGCCGAAGGTGCCAGTGCCAACGTCACCAACACCGTCGCTGAGACCGACTTTGATAAGTCGGTGAGCATTCCCGCCAACAGCTTGAAGGTGGGGGATGTCCTCCGTGTGCGCTTGGGCGCTCTGGCTCCCTCCACCAATGCGACCGATACGCTCACCCTGAAGCTGAAGCTCGGCAATACCGTCATCATCAGTACCGGTGCGGTGGACGTGGCCAACAACGATGCGGGCTATATCGAGACGGACCTGGTGATCCGGGCCATCGGCGCCGCCGGCTCGTTTGTCGCGGTCGGCGTACAGGCCCTGGGCGTGCCGGGCACGGTCACAGCCAAGCCGTTTATCCTGGGCGCCACCGCCCTGGATACCACGGTGGCCCAGACCCTCAAGGCCAGCGCCCAGTGGTCGGTGGCCAATGCCGGCGACATTGCTCGGCTGGATGTCTTGGATGTGCAACTGATGAGCAAGTCGTAATGGCGGACCTCCTCGAACGAGCCTCGGCCTGGCTGGAAGAGCAGCGTACCCGGCACCTGACCCGCACGGTCACGTATCGCCGGGGCGCGGCTTCCATCCCGGTCGCGGCCACGGTCGGCAAGACGGTCTTTGAGCTGGACGATGGGGCCGGAGCGGTGCTGCGAACCGAGTCACGGGATTACCTGATCCTGGCCGCGGACCTGAGCCTGGGCTTACCCCAAAGCGGCGACCGGATCGTGGACCAGGGCTGGGTGTACGAGGTGGCCAGCTTCGGCCAGGAGCCGGCCTGGCGCTACAGCGACCCGTACCGCCAAACGCTGCGGATTCATACGAAACAGATCGAAGTCAGTGGTCCGTAGTCCGTGGTCCGTTGCTGAGGAGCAATGGCAACGAACCACGGACTACGGACCACGGACCACGGACCACGGACCACGGACCACTGACCACGGACTACTGACCACGGACAAAGGACAACGGACATGCGAAGCAAAATCGAATGGTCCGGTTGGGCGGGGGTGCTGCTGACGGCTTTGTCAGCACTGCTGGCGATTACAGTCCAGTGGGGCGTGGTCAACACCAAGCTGGACACCATGCAGAAGCGGCTGGATGAGATGCTCTTCGAGGCCCGCACCCTGCGCTCGGAGTATCAATCCATCGAGCGGCGTTTGTCCAATCTGGAAGGCCAGCACCGCCTGCAGGCCCCGGCCAAGGCCCCGGGAGAAAAGTCATGAGCCAGGCGTTGCTGATCGAGCTGGCCGAGGCCTTGGTCACCGAGCTGAACCTGCCCGATGCCCCCTTTGCTCCGCCCCTGGCGGCCCAGCGCCACTACCGGCCGCAGTTTGACTTGGGGGAACTCAAGAACCTGCGGGTATCGGTGGTGCCCCGGTCTCTGGCCATCAGCAGCCTGAACCGAAGCAGCAACCAGCACGACCTGAGCGTGGATGTGGCGGTGCAGAAGAAGGTGGACCCGGCCAACACGGCGGAACTGGACGGCTTGATGCTGCTGGTGGAGCGGATGGCCGACTACTTCCGCCTGCGACGGCTGCTGAGCATGCCGGCGGCCCTGTGGCTGAAGACGGAGAACTCCCCCGTCTATGCCCCCGAGCACCTGGAGCAGCACCGGGTCTTCACCAGTGTGCTGACGCTGACATACCGGGTGATTCGGTAGGAGAGAAGCATGAGCCTGGAAGAGCCTATTGCCGAGAGGTCCGAGTGGTCGGAGTTGTCGGATCAGCAGGTGGCGGACCGGCTCAATGAGCAGGCCGTAACGTGGCAGGAATATCGCCTGACCAGCGGCATGCTCCAGACCCCTCCGGACTTTGGACCGCAGCGGGCGGCGGCGCGATCCGCGCGGGGGATGCGGACGCGAATCACCGAGGGGTTGGTGCGCTGCCTGGAGGCGCTGAATGCTGGACAGCAGAAGACCGGGGATGAACTGGCGGGGGGGTTTCGAGGCGAGTAATGGCTACTACTTATTACGTTGATGCCGCCGCCGGGAACGACTCCAACAATGGCTTGTCGGCCGGTGCGGCCAAGGCCACCATCGGCGCCGCGGTGTCGGCCAGCAGCGGCACCACCTATGCCGCCTACGACACGATCTACGTCAAGAACAGCGGCAATTACAACGAGAAGGTGGCCTGGGGCGGCAAGCACCTCATGCTCATCGGTTACGGCAGTTCCCTCACCGACGAGGGCGTGGCGGTCATTGACGGACAGAGCACGCGGGACAACGGGATCGAGGTGGACAACAACGGCGCTTCGACGGCCTCGGTGGGGGTGCGGAACTTTGAGGTCAAGAACTGCACCAGCCACGGCGTCGAGTTGACCAACACCAGCGGCGGATCAGCGAACGTTTTTAATTTCTTCGACAATGTCTATTCGCACCACCACGGCGGCTGGGGGTTCATCGACAACTGGGCCGCGAATGCGTCCCACTTCTGGTCCCGCTGTGACGGCAGTTTCAACACCTCCGGGGGCTTTCACTTGGTCGCCACCGAGAGTCGATTGGCGGCGCTCTGCCGGGCCAAGGGCAACGGCGGTCCCGGTTTCAAAGGTGTCGGCGTGTGTACTATCTGTGAGTCGCTGGACAACTCCATTCCTTTCGACGGCGTGCGGCACCTGATCCTGTGCAGCGGCGACGATGGCAACACCGGGGCCATCTGGGTGACGCCGACGCTGCGAAGCTGCCTGGCGGTCCTGTCCGGGTTCACCAATGGCACGACCTACGGCATCGACAATGGCACCGGCACCCTCGTGCCCGAACTGACGTTGATTCACTGCGGGTTGAGTGGCGGCACTCTGATTCGCACGACGGGGCCGGCGTGGAACTCCAACCCCGTCACCGCCAATCCGCTGTACCAGGATCAACCCAACGGCGATCTGCGGTTGCTGGCGGGCAGTCCCTGGTTGAGCCGCCAGGTGCCGATTGGCCGAGGCAACCCTGCGCTCCTTGACATCGGGGCGTGGCAGGGTTTGCTGAGCGGCGGCGTCTCCCGTGCCCGCGTGATGGGAGGGTTGTGATGGAACCGCGGAAACAAGGCAGTACCGATCGACCGATTCCGATCCTGTTGGTGTCATCGAGCGACCATGTGACGCCCGTGACGGGGGCCACGGTGACGGTCACGCTGTCGAAAGATGGCGGGGCGTTCGTGGCGGCGGCGGGGGCGATAACGGAGCGGGGCAACGGCGTGTATTGGTTGGCCGGCAACGCCACCGACCGCAACACCCTGGGGGCTTTGGTAGTGTATGCCACGGCGGCCGGGGCGGATCCGTTTCACGGGGCGTATACCATCGTGCCCTGGGACCCGTTCAACGGCATGAATCTGGGCGTGTCGGCGCTGCCCGACGCCACGGCGGGTGGCGCTGGCGGCCTGCCGCTTCAGGATGCCACTGGCGCGGTGCTGGCGGACGTGCGTTTCCTCGACGGCCATGCCCCCGACTACTACCTCGAACCCAGCAGCGGGCAGGCGTACCTTGCCGTAAACGTGCAGAAGTGGACGGGCGGCGATGCCCCAGGCCTGTTGAGCGAAAGCGGCGTGCAATCCGCCTTGACCAGCCAGGGCTACACCGTGGCCAGGGCGGGCAGGCTGGAAAATCTCGACGCGGCCATCACCACGCGGCTGGCTCCCACCGTCGCCGGTCGCACGCTGGATGTGGCGGTCACCGGTGAGGCGGGCGTGGATTTTTCCAACCTTAAGCAGGCCACCAGCGCCACCACGCTGAACAACATCACCGTGCCGGTGGTGACCAGCCTGAGCAACGCTCCGGCCGATCCAGCGGGCGTAACGACATTGCTGGCGCGACTGACCGACGTGCGGGCCGGGTACCTGGACAAGCTCAATGTCGCTGGCACGCTGGCGCACAGCGGCAACGCGGATCTGTTCCAGGCGGATGTGTCGGGTCTATTGACGGCGGCGGCCTACACCACTCCCGACAATGCCGGCATCGCCGCGGCGGCGACCACCGCGGCCCGGCTCAACACCGCGATGGAACTGGACGGTGCGGTTTACAGGTTTACAACCCAGGCGTTGGAGCAGGCCCCGGCGGGCGGTGGAAGCGGGGGCGGGTTCAATGGCTCGCGGGCGGTGACGCTGAACTTCCGTGACGCCGCCGGCCATCCGGTGCCTGGGGTGATCTTTGCCGTAGCGGGCGTAGGCGCGGGCGCTACCGATGCCAGCGGCTCGATCACCCTCGGACTCAACGATGGCCAGTACACGATCCGCGCCAGCCCCCAGAGCGGGGTGCTCTGGCCGGAGACGGCCATCACCGTGGTCGGTGACGGAACTTTCAACCTCGATGGCCAGGACCTGGCGATCACCCCGGCGGCCGATCCGGGTCAGAGCACGGGGTACCTGATTCTCTATGACCGCAACGGCAACCCGGCCGCCGCCGCGACGCTGGAGTATCGCCTGGTGGAGGGGCCGGGAGCGGATGGGGCGTCCTATCCCCGCACCACCGGCACCACGCCGGCGGCGGATGCCAACGGGTTGTTGGCGGTGACGCTGGTGCGCGGAGGCCGCTATCAGTTCCGCCGCGACCTGGGGCCGTGGGTGGAGGTGATGGTATCCGACGCGGCAACGACACAATTGCCGGAGATTCTGGGCCGGTATACGCCGGGCAATCAGTAGGTGGGACGCAACGATGATGAAAGCCAGGGTCCAGTTCGATGCCGCCAGGGTGAAGCGGGCCGCGAAGAAGGCCAGCATCACCAACCTGGGTCATGCCGGGGCGGCGATCCGCCTGGCGGCACGGCGGTCGATCCGCAAGAGCGCCAAGCCCGCACCAGCGGGCACGGCCCCGCATACGAGAAAGGGCCGATTGAAGAATGCCATCAAGTACGCCCTGGTGCAGGCGAGCCAGAGCGTAGTGATCGGCCCGGATTATGCCGTGGCGGCCGATTCAGGCCGTGCCCATGAGTTTGGCGGGCATTACCGCCAGGAGCAGTATCCGCGCCGGCCTTTCATGGGACCGGCGTTGACAAAAGTGCAAGACCGCCTGCCCGCCTTCTGGGGCAATAGCGTGAAATGAGAGGTCATCATGAGCGTGAAGTTGGGAATGGATGCCAAGCTGTATTTTTGTGCCGCCGGCATCGGCGGCACGCCGGCCTGGACGATCCTGGCCAATGTCAAGAACGTGACGCTGAATCTCCAGAAAGGCGAGGCGGATGTGACCACGCGGGCCAACAATGGCTGGAAGGCCACCGCCGCCACGCTCAAGGAAGGCAGCATCGAGTTTGAGATGGTCTGGGACACCGCCGATGCCGGCTTCACCGCCCTCGAGAACGCCTACTTTGCCAACAGCGTCATCGGCATCGCCGCGATGGATGGGGACATCGCCGGCAACGGCAGCCAGGGGCTGTGGGCGGATTGCCAGGTCATCGACTTCTCGCGCGAGGAGCCGCTGGAGGAGGCCATCACGGTGAAGGTAACCGTCAAACCAACGTATTCGGCCAATCCGCCGCTCTGGAAGACGGTGCCGTAAAGTGGCTTGGAGGAACCTCTATGCCCCCACTACTTGAGCAACGTGCAGGCAACGCCCAGCTTGCGGGCTGCGCGGGCCAGTTCCTGGTCGGCGGTCACCAGGCGCTGCTTCTGATTCGCCGCGCAGGCCAGGTGGATGGCGTCGGCCGTGCGCAGCGGCGTGTCAAACGCCGCCAGCCAGTCAAACGCCCGCCGGTAATCAGCCACCGTCACCTCGCGCAGCGTGAACAGGCCCGCGTCCACCTGCTTGCGGAACTCCCGGATCACCGCCCGCGCCGACGCCGGATCGGCTTGCCTGGTGCGGGTCTTGATCGCCAGGGCGGAAGCCAGTTCGACCTCGATCAGGGGGGTGAGAATGCGCTGGTTGGCCTTCTCCAGCTCGCACGAGGCCCGCTCGGAAAGCGGTTCGGGACAGAAATATGCCACCAGCACGCTGGTGTCGATCAGCGCCATAGCTCAGTACCTCGCGCCGCGGCGCTGTTCGGTGACGATCCGCGAGAGCGGCTTGCCCGACATCTTCAGGCTGCGGCGAAAGCCCGCCATGTCCGGCAGCTTGCGCGGAACGGGCTGCCGGGGCGGCGGGGTGATGCGGGCGACGGCCTTGCCGTGGCGGGTGATCTCAATGGTCTGGCCGGCCTGGGCCGAATCCAGCAGTTCCGCCAGCCGCCGACGAACTTCCCGGGCGCTGATTTGGGTCATAGGTTGCGCTCCTGCGTACATTCATTGCGTACACAAATAGTATCGGGTCTACAAACACGGAGGTCAACATGAAAACCTTTACCGACAACGCAGGAAGAACCTGGACGGTGCAAGTCAACGTGGACGCCATCAAGCGCGTGCGGGACCTGGCCAAGGTGGACCTCTTGGAAGTGGTCGAGGGCAAGCTCATCGAGCGGCTGATTGCCGACCCGGTGCTGCTGTGCGATGTGCTCTACTGCCTGTGCAAGCCTGAAGCCGATGCCCGGAACCTGTGCGACAGCGACTTTGGTCGCGCCATGGGTGGGGATGCCATCGACCACGCCACCACGGCGCTGCTGGAGGAACTCGTCGATTTTTTCCCGCAGGGCCGGCGGCGGGTGCTGAGCAAGGCCCTGGCCAAACTGCGGAAGCTGGAGGAAACCGCCCTGGCGGCCGTGGAGGCGAGACTGGACTCGCCGGAACTGGAGAAACGCCTGGCGGCGGAGTTGGCGCGGATCGAGCCTGGGAGCTTATCTGGGAGTGCGCCGGCATCGTCGGCGTCGATCCCGGCGGGCTGACACTGCGGGAATTGCTGGCGATGGCCGAGGGACGCATCCGCGAAAGCTGGAACCATACCTCGGTCGTGCTGGCGATGCTGGCCAACGTCAACCGCGACCCCAGGAAGGGCCGGGCATTGCGGCCGGCGGACTTTCATCCCATGCAGAAAGCCGCTCCGGAAAAGCCGGCGGTGCTCAAGGGTGACATTCGACTGCTCAAGACCATTTTTGTGGACAACCTATGCGGCACTTCTACCCCAGGCTCAACCTCATCGTGATCGTGTCGGTGGTGTGCGGATGCACGAGCACTATCCAGGCCCCTCAACCGGACCCCGTGGCCCAAGCCTCCGTCGGCGTGGCCGGCATCGTGGCCCATACCGAGTCGGCCGAGCGGCACGTGCGGAGGGCCATCCCGCACGCGAACCCCACCGGCAAGGTCTATCTGACGGCGGCGTCGGATGAGCACGCGGAGGTGCTCGCCAATGTCGCCCACACCTACGACGTCCTCAAAGGCGCTCAGCAGCAGGTGGCCACGCTTGCCGACAGCATCACCCAGGGCCAGGCGGCCTACAGCAAGCTGGAAAGCCGCTGGTATGTCCGCTGGGGCCGCCGGATCGAACGGTTGCTGTGGATCATCGGCATCACCTGGCTGGTGCTGGGCGTGGCATCGGTCGCCTTCGGCCTGGGCAATCCCCTCTCCTGGACCTGGCGAATCGGCAAGGAACTCACCCGTCTCTTGCCGGTGATGAACCCGTTCTCGTGGATTCGGGACTGGCTGCTGGCGCGGCGAAAGGCGGCGGATCATGGCTGATGCACGCGGCATCCGGGCCGGGGCGGCGTATGTCGAGCTGTTTGTCACCGACAACAAGCTGACGCGCGGCCTCCAGAAAGCCTCCGCCAAACTCAAAGCCTTCGGCACCGCCATCAGCGACATGGGCGGCCGCATGGCACGCTTCGGGGCGCTGGTCCTGGCTCCCCTGGCGGCCAGCGCCAAGGTCTTCGCCGACATGGGCAGCGAACTGGTGGATATGAGCCAGCGCACCGGCGTGTCGGTCGAGGCGCTGTCGGAACTGGGATTCGCGGCGGCACAGTCCGGCAGTGACTTGGCCGCGTTGGAGGCGGGACTGCGGAAGATGCAGAGGACAATCGTGAACGCCGCCAGCGGATCAGCCAGCGCCCAGGAGGCCCTGAATCTTCTGAACCTGAGCATCCGTGACTTGGAAGGCCTCTCGCCCGATCAGCAGTTCAAGCTGATCGCGGATCGTCTGGCCGGCATCCAAGACCCCACCATCAAGGCCGCTTTGGCGATGGAACTCTTCGGCCGTTCCGGCACGGCGTTGCTGCCCCTGATGAACAGCGGCGCCAAAGGGATCGACCAGCTTCAGCAATACGCCCGCAGCCTGGGCCTGACCATGAGCACCGAGGATGCCCAGGCGGCCGAGGCTTTCGGCGACACGCTGGACGTGCTGTGGAAGGTGCTGAAACGCGGCGTCTTCATCATTGGCTCAGCCCTGGAGCCAATCTTGTCCACGGTGAGCCAGACGATCATCCGCATTGCTGTAAACGTCGGAACCTGGCTCCAGGCGAACAAGGAACTGATCGTCACCGCGCTGAAGGTTGCCGCCGCAGCACTCGCCGGCGGCGTGGCCCTGATGGGCTTGGGGTATGCCGTCTCCGCCGTTGGCGCAATCATGGGCGCTGCGGCGACGGTGATTACGGCTGTGGGCACGGCCGTTGGGTTTCTCGGCACCGTTCTGGCCGCGATCCTGTCACCCATCGGTCTGACCATCACCGCCGTGGCGGCGTTGGCCACCTATATACTGTATGCGACCGGCACCGGGGCGCAAGCCCTCCAGTGGCTGGGGGAGCGGTTTACCGCCCTCAAGGAAGCAGCCTTGCAGGCCTTCGGGGGCATCGCCGATGCTCTGGCCGCCGGTGACATCGCCCTGGCGGCTCGCATCCTGTGGCTGACCCTCAAACTCGCCTGGGACAACGGCGTGGCCACGCTCAAGGGGGTGTGGGTCCGCTTCACCGGATTCTTCGTCAAACTCGCCTACGGGGCCTTCTACGGGGCCTTGGCCGCTGCCGAAATCGCCTGGCATGCGATGAAGGGGGTCTGGATCGAAGGCGTGTCATTCCTGCGCCGGCTGTGGACGGAGTTTACGAGCTGGCATGCCAAGGCGGTGGAAGGCTCGGCCGATGCGATGGTCAAGGCGTGGATCTGGGCACGGGAGAAGACCGGAGACATTACCGCCGAGCAGGCTGCCTATGAGCGGAACTATGCCCAAGGCCAGCACCAGCAGCAGGGCCAGCAGAATGAAGCCCAGCGACGCTCGGCCTTGGATTCGGCGCAGAAGCAGCGGGATACGGGCCTGGCCGCCGAATCGCAACGGCATGAAGGCCGCCTGGCCAATATCGGCCAGGACTACCAGGGCATCGCCGAGGCCGTGGAAGCCGAGCGGGCCGAGAAGATGAAACAGACCGAAGCGGCGCTGGCGGCGGCACGGCAGGAATGGCAGGAGGCCATCGCCTCGGCTCGCCGCAAGCGGCAGGCTTGGGAGGGTCAGGATTCCAGTCCACCGAAGCTTGGCGGCGGCCCGAATATCGACGACCTGGCCGAGAGGCTGAGCAGTCTGAGCGACCTCTTGGATCAGAAGGCCAAAGCCACCGTGGGCGTGGCCGGCACGTTCAATGCCGCCGAAGCCCGGGGCCTGGCCGGCGGCGGCGTGGCCGATCGCATCGCCAATGCCAGCGAGGCCACCGCCCGCAACACCAAGCGGCTGCTGGAGCAGGTCCAGCAAGGTGGCCTGGCTTTCGAGTAACCACGGACCACTGACCACTGACAACGGACCACTGACAACAGACCACTGACAACGGACCACCGACGCTATTATGCCCTTTACCCTGCGCGAAAAGATCGACAGCCGCGAAACCCAACTGGGCGAGAATCCCTCGGTGACGCTGCTGTACGACCTGGAGGGGACCAGCGACGACCTCACCGCCAAGATGCTGGCCACCAATTCCACGCCCACCACCTATGATGGCCTGGTCCGCCAGAGCATCACCCTGGAGCCGCAGGGGGTGGATAGTGCCAGCGGCAGCGGGCGCTGGCTGGTGACGGTGCGCTATGGTCCCTGGATTCCGCCGCAGATCGGAGAATCCACCTTCAGCTTCGACACTGGCGGTGGCACGCAACACATCACCCAGTCCCTGGCTACCGTGGCCCGGTATCCGCCCTCCACCGCTCCGGACTTCCAGGGGGCCATCGCCGTCACCCATGACAATGTCGAGGGCGTGGATATCACCGTGCCGGTGTATCAGTTCTCCGAGACCCACTACCTGGCCACAGCCTTCGTGGCTGATGTCTACAAGGCGGTGCTCTTCCGGCTCACCGGCAAGGTGAACGATGCCCCTTTCCGTGGCTTTGCGGCCGGGGAGTGTTTGTTCCTGGGGGCCTGCGGCGCCAAGCGCGGAGCGGAGGATTGGGAGATCACCTTCCGCTTCGCCGGCAGCCCCAACGTCGCCAACCTGACCATCGGTTCGATCAGCGGCATCAACAAGAAGGGCTGGGAGTACCTGTGGGTGCGCTATGCCGACGCCGAGGACACCAATGCCAAGGTGCTGGTGAAGAAGCCGGTGGCGGTGTACGTGGAAAAGGTCTACGAGGACGGCAGCTTCGCGGACCTGGGGATCGGAGCATGAGGAGAGGCTGAAGGCTGTAGACCGTAGACTGTAGGCATTTGCCTACGGTCTACAGCCTACAGCCTACGGCCTGCACAGCGATGGGCGATGCACTGAAGAAAGTCCAGCAGACCCAGAAGCTGCGTATTCCGGCGGCGGCGTACAATGCCTTCGTCGATACGGCACGCGCTCATCAGCAGCGCCAGCAGGATCGCCAGCAGACCGCACAACCCGCCTCGCGCAGCAGCGGCCTGGTCTTGGTGAAAAACGCCAGCGGGGCTGATCGGGAGCGCTTTGACGTGCTGGGGGTGAATGCCCCGTTGTTCGGCCCTTCGGACAACCTGGAGAGCTTCAAGAACACGCTGGCGCTGACAGGAATTACCCCCACGGCCGACCACGCCGGCAGGTTCGTCATCCTGCAAGAGCCGCTGAAGGCCGATGCCATCGGACTGGCCCTCGCCGCCGGCGTGAGCATCGTCCACATCAACGTGCAGGACCAGGCCCACCGCCTGGCGGATGTGGCCGAGGGCACGGCGGGGAACCTGCGCAGCGGCAGCGCTGGCGTCGCCCAGATCCTCTGGAAAGAGGCGGGCACCGGAGTGAAGTGGGCCTTGGTGCGCCTTGGGGCGGGCGGGACCGTGATTCCCGACGGCACGCAGGACAATCAGGTCCTCAAGTGGGACCAAGACACGCAGTCCGTCTACTGGGGGACCGATGAGAAAGGTGACACCCTGCCGGCCGGCGGCAGCGCCTACATGGTCCTCCAGAAATCGGCGCTGGGGGTGGTGGTATGGGATTACGTGCGGGGGATCTGA